CAAAAATTTTTAAATAAAATTAATTTTTTAAATAAGGGAGTTGAATTAGGATCCTTCAAAGGAGGTTTTGCAAAAACCATACTTTCTGGATGGAATGGTAAATTGTATATGATTGATGTTTGGAGACCAATGAGTGATGAAGAATATGATGATATATCAAACCATAAAAATCACATAGATGCATATTCAACTTCGATGGACAATATAAAAGGATTTGAGACTCGAGCTTTTATGTTAAGAATGGATGGTAATGAAGGGTCTAAGTTATTTGCGGACGAATCATTAGATTTTGTTTACATAGATGCTAATCATACATATGAAGCGGTTAAGGAAGATTTAAATAATTGGTATAGAAAGGTAAAACCAGGTGGTCTTATTATGGGTCATGATTATCTTCCTGATTATTTCTATGAAGGTAAAGAAGAGAAGAACCAAGCACTTTATACTTTTCCTGATGGAAAACCTGAAGAGGCTCAATATACAGGAATGTTTGGGGTTAATCCCGCTGTTGACGAATTCGCAAAAAATAACCATTATTTGGTTAATAAAACTGATGAGTTTTTAGCCACATGGTGGTTTATTAAAAAATAATAAATATGGAACAAGTTAATCACCCTCAACATTATGGAGGAGAAGAGAACCCATACGAAGCAATCAAAGTTATAGATGCTTGGGAATTGGGATTTAGTTTAGGAAACACAGTAAAATATATTAGTCGTGCAGGAAAAAAAGGAAAAGATAAAGAACTTGAGGATCTCAGAAAAGCCCTATGGTACCTCGAACACCACATCAAAACACTCGAAGAAGACAGGGTTAGATAAGGAGATAAGTGTATTAGATGCTATAACAACACCAAACGAATTAATCCGTGAAACCCTCATTAATTTTATGTGGGGGTTTCTTGGAAACTCTATTGTTGTGTTTGCGGCAAAAGAACTGGACTTTTTAGTTTTAATCAACTATATTGTTTATTACGTTCTTATTTCATATATTGTTAATAGAAAGAAATATGAAACTATGTTAGGTAAGTTTATCGTTCTTCCAGGATCTGCGGCAATAGGTGCATTCACGGGTTATAAATTGGCGCAAATGATAACACACATACTATGAAATTAGATTGGGATCGAAATAACCACAAAGGTAAATCAAGAAAAAATATTGAAACAAGTTATAGAATTTTGTTTGGTTTTATCGTGATTGGTTGTTTGGTTTTGACATGGGGATTGGTTTATAAATTAATAAAAATGATTTTTTAAGATGATAGAGACAGGAAAGATAATAAACGGAGATTGCGTTGAGGTAATGAAAACATTACCCGAAGGATCTGTGGATTTAATTGTGACATCACCACCATACGGTGTGGGTATTGCATATGATGTTCATGAAGATGATGTTGAGTTCAATGAATACATTGAGTTTGCCAAAAGTTGGTTAACAGAAGCATATAAGGTATTAAAAGATGATGGTCGTATTGCCTTGAATATCCCTTACGAGATCAATCGTCAAAAGAAAGGTGGAAGAATTTTCTTTGTTTCTGAGATGTGGCAAATCATGAAAGAGATTGGTTATGGGTTCTTTGGTATTGTTGACCTTGAAGAACAATCACCACATAGAAGTAAGACTACCGCTTGGGGTTCTTGGATGAGCCCATCATCACCATACATCTATAATCCAAAAGAATGTGTGATATTGGCTTATAAAAACAAACACATTAAGAAAGTTAAAGGTCAACCAGAATGGATGGGGGAATTAACCGAAATTGAAAATGAAGATGGAACAAAAAGAAATAAAATGGTCTATGACGAGAACGATAAGAAAGAATTTATGGAACTTGTGTTTGGTCAGTGGAATTACTTTGCAGATACTAAATCACTCACCAAGGCGACCTTCTCAATGGACATACCAACAAAGGCGATTAAGATATTGTCCTACAAGAACGATGTGATCTTAGATCCTTTCTGTGGTAGTGGAACTTCTGTTGTGGCGGCTGAGATTCTTGATCGTAGATGGTTAGGTATTGAGTTGAGTCCAAATTATTGTGAAGTTGCAAGAGGAAGAGTTCAAGCATTTGTTAATGAGAAAACACAAGTAAAATTAGAATTAAATTAACACTTGATCACCTTCGTTGATGTTGAGTTTTTTACAAGAATTCCCTGGTAATTCTAAAACCATATCACCATATCCTTTGTAGTATTCACATTTAGAAGTCTTACATGGTTTACAATTGTGATGTATTTTACTAATTACATTATTTTTTATAAAAATTATGTCTAAATTTGTGATACAATTTTTCATCCAAAAAGAATGATCATCATCACTCATAAGAAATAACATACCGTCAAAAGTTTTATCGAATTCTCTACCCATCATACCTTTTTGTATGTCTTTTGGGGTGATGACACATTTAACATCGAACATATTGTCATTTATTATTAAATCCATATAATTATAAATATGAAAAAGTTTCAAAGATATGCGGGGGTTATTCTAAAAAAAGGTGATAAAGTATTACTTTGTAAACGATCACCTGAAAAAAGTTTACCAAATACATGGTCAATACCCTCAGGGCATTTAGAAGATGGCGAAAGTCCTGGTCAGGCGGCAATTAGAGAATTCCATGAAGAAACAAATATTGAATTAGACACTAATATAAGTTTAGTGGGGTTTTTAAATAAAATGAGAAAAGACGGTATAACAAAAAAAGGTATGGTCTATGTCTTTTTTAAAGAAACCAACGAAGATATAAACCCCGATTTAGACAAAGCATCTGATGGATTTGAACACACCGAATGTGGGTTTTTTAGTGAAGATAATCTTCCTGAACAGGAAGGTAATGAAGATTTAATGAAAATTATTAAAAAAATATTGAAATAGGTTTTGTGGTTTGGGTAAAAACACTATCTTTGTAGTGTAATCATTTAAACCCCATCACAATATGTCAACAATCACTTTAGTTCAAAATTATCAAGGTTCTAACTCTTTCGTCCTTAAAATGAAAGACGTAATTTCAAAATACGGTAAACTTACTGTAGGTCAGGAGTCAACTGTTGAGAAAATCCTTAACGCACCTGTTGAGGCAAAACAAGTTGAGTTGACTGAGGATATGAAAAAAATCCAAGCTTACGAAGGTACTAACTCTTTTGTTAAAGAGATCCAATCTAAACTTGAGAAGTATGGTAAGTTGTCTGACAAACAAGTATCGGCAGCTATGAACCAAATCAAAAAAGAGGAAACTAAAGCCTCTACTAAACACATGAACATTCCTGCTGAAGGTGACACCATCCAAGTTGGTCGTAAGATCGGTCAACAAATGAAAGATACTTACGGACTTCAGTTCAACCCAACTATCTTGGACATCACTAAGGTTTTGGCTATCTCCCCTAAAGCAGTTAAGTTTGCGGGTAAGATGACTGTAAAACGTTGTAATGTTTGTGTGTGTTGTGCTAAGACTTTGACCGATGAGTTTTCAATGTTGACTAAAATGGGTAAGACTTGTGCTAAACACATGAGAGTTGAATACATCAAAGACAAGAGTCAAGCGGATCGTTTCCGTGAGGATTATTTGAAACGAGTTGAGGAGATTGGAGTTATGGAATTCTGGGTTCCTAAATCTCAACTTAAGAATTGGGAAGGTGATACTAACTTCTTATTGGAGATCTTTTAAGAGACCCCCATCTCAAAAAGGTGGGGTTTTATATTTATAACATATGGATATACTAATAGAAAGAGTTATAAAACAATATTTGTTTGAAACAAGAAAATTTCCCAAACAAAAAGGTAGTGAAGTCTATGATAAGATGATGTATAAGATTATATCTACATATCATCAGTGGTTTGATAGACATGGGGATAATTCGTATGAAAAAAATGTTGATCTTTTTTATGAAAAAAATGACTCAGATAATGATTATAGGATTGGTGTTAGCGATAACTTGTTGATACCGATAATTAAAAAAGATATTAGTAGGATTATTGATAGTTTCAAAACACATAATCCTTGTAATAAAAGAATTATTTTTACAAAAAGAAGGTTAAATAATGAAGATGAAGAATATTTTGATGTTACTGAATTCATCCTTCAAAAAGATGGTAATGAATTAAAAATTGTTAGTTCTGCATTTTCAGAAGATGGTAACTTTTTATATTTTGGGGTTAGACCAAGAAGTAAAAAAGAAAATTTAAAAGAAAATTCATGTAAAAGTGGAGATATAGTTGTGGAATTGTAAAAAAGTATTATCTTTGTAAGACAATTGATTGTTATTGGTTCAATCATTAAAAAATACCAATCGTAGGGTGTCTGGCGTAATCCGACACAGGTTGAAAATCCCACCCCTAGGTGAAATTGATCCCCATCTTAATGGTGGGGATTTTTTTTAAGTATGTTTGACTAATGTTTGTTAGTCAAACATTTTTTCCTTATCTTTGTAGAAATTAATAACTATGATAAACACCATCAAAATCATTTCAGACAAGCACGGAGTTTTACTTAACGAAAACTTTGTTGACAACACACAGTTCAAGATATTCTTGAAGGCGGTTCACGGAGCCTTGGTTCTAAACGAACCGTTAAGTTTCTTCAATGGGGACTCGATGTTGGTTCACATACCAGCATCTCAACTCAAAGAGTGTATTGTTATCACCTCATCAAAAGAGGTGAGC